GGAGACTGAATGTTCCGGACACAATCTCTTCCGACTCTTTCTTCTCCATAGTCAGTTCAGATGCTGAATCCCCCATAGTGACAGTTTGTGAGGCAAATGGACCCTTGCATGTAAAGGTAAGTGAATTTCCTACATTCTTAATGTCAACTGTCTTCGCAGACAACAAAGTCATATCACGACAAATCTTTTGAAAATCCTGAGACGGCATAGTGATACGCGTTGTAAACTCTCGCTCGGGAATCGATATATCGCTATCATCACGATCTAGCAAATTGAGCTTGTACCGAACTCTACGCTTTTTCTCGCCATTCTCAATCGTGATTGTGAGATGATTTGATTCTTCTTTTGAAACACTGAAGGTAATTGTGTCGTCATTGGTGACAGTCTTGACAACTCGATAGAAATGTTCAGTGTTTAACCCTACATCCAAACGCGGAGCAGTATGATTGTACTCATAATGTTCAAACTTATTTGCATACAGACGCATATGTGTCAAGACAGTGCGAGTGTTGTCCATAGCAATCATGCGAATCCCATCCTTATCGAATACTAGACTCATCTCTACCAGCATTGACTTTAGACCTTCTGCTAGAATTCGAAGTGGGGCGGTTTGGACGGTTTTTGCTACGACGAGATCGTCTGACATTGCTTTGTTTACCTCCACGTCTCGTCCTTAACTTCTTTTTCCGCACCGTTCCTCCTCGCTTGCCTCGTAAATTGATATCTACACAGTTGTTTACCTGGGCTATCCTTGGATCATCTGGGTTTTTTCGTACCCACTTGCCTCTGTCAATGGTTTTTTTAATATTCAACTCATTGAGTAGAGTCGTACATTCGGCCTTTTCTTCACTTAACACTTCTCGTTCCATAGCTTCTTCTTCTTCGGGACCCTCGGAAGGAGGAGTAGGAGGAACAACAGAAGGACCGAGAGGAACATCAGGAGGAATAGGAGGATCGGAAGGAGGAACAACAGAAGGACCGATAGGAACATCAGGAGGAGGAGGAACAACAGAAGGACCGGGAGGAACAACGGGAGGCGCATCAGAGTCAGAACCAGAGTCAGAACCAGAGTCAGAATCAGCATCAGAATCAGGAGTGTCAATTGGATCAGGTTCAATATCTGGTTCAGGTCCAGAAGGAAGTTCACCTATAGGATCTCCAGGAACAGTAGAAGCATTAGCCCGACGTCGTGTAAACATGTTGAAGAAGCTATCCACCGGTTTCCCACGTTTCAAACTATCTATCTCCTTTTGAAGAGCTTTGAGCGATATCTCTTGGGTTTGTTTGGCTTCTTCAGCAACCCGTAATTGCTCCTTCACAGATATAAGTTCGGCTTGTGTTCGTCCAGTAATACTCTGTACTTTCCCATCAATGACAGAAGCTTGATCTTTGTTGACTTGATTGGCACCATAGCCAGCAACCCCCACTATACTTGCGAGAGTGGCAATCGCCGCAGTTCCCGGATCCATTGTTTTACTTCAGGAAAGGAATATACCGACTTGTATACGGATAAAACACCAATGCGAGTAAAATGATAAGAACAGCAATATCAAAGACTGCGACAACTTTCTTGTACTTGATAGGCAAGGGTGGGAACTCAGGAGGCACACCGCCATATGGTTTGAACCATCCGATCAATGCTCCGAAAAAAGTAGGTCCTAGTTTGTCATTCGCATCGTAAATATAGTCATACCATGCCATCAGGACGTACGCAAACATCGCTAAGATAAACACAAAGACTGCCTCATGTTGCCATACTTGTTGATGAGGCATGAAATAGATTGAAATTACAAATGCAGAAAACACAATACATTTTTCATTGAGATACAGAGGTGTTCCGAAGAGCGCAATACCCATCCTTGTTAGATAACGTAGAGGAAATGTATTTCATAATCAGAAGAGTCCTAACACGCCACCACGACGTGTCTTCTTGCCATTCTTCACAGCTCCAAACTTTCCCTTTTGCGTCTTGTATCCAGCCTTTTCAAGGCGTTTGTCCTTCTTTGCTTTCGTAGACTTCTTCCGCGAGACAATTCTACCCCATTTGTTCATTTTCAGATCCGCTTTCTTCAGCCCCCCAGACGTATGATCTGCTGTTCCATGCATAACTTGTGCACGAGAACCAGTTGCTTGCATTTACTTTCTATACAAGAAATTTAGTGGATGCGTAGGAGGTTCCAGGTAATCAATGAACTCTGTTTCAACCCTCCCACAATAGAAATCATTTGTCCATGCAAATGGGAACTCGATTGCATATTCGCCTACTAATCTCCTATTGTTGCTGAAATGAACCAGTAATCGCGGTAGAACTTTGGGATAGATAACATCCGCTAAAAAGTTTTGGTCATGTCCACAACGATATCCCCTTGATTTGTCCTCTTTGTACATAGCGTATTCCTGCCGAATAGATATACCAACTGCTTTTCGAATCCCCCACAGACCTCCCATTAGGACGGTAGTATGCTCAACATTGTCACGAATAGCATGTGCTACATATTGGGGGCGGTTTATAAAGTCGCGAATTGCCCATCGGTCTTTCCAATGTACACGACTGTCGGCATCCCGTACAAACATAACATCAACACTCGGTTCGTCAATTGCATAGAAACGATGGATCATATTGATTGCGCCTATGAGGCCTGTCTCGCGGAGTTCAACACTCGAACAAGCCTGTAAACTACGTATCATAGACTCGTCTACATCGGGACCATAGTAGACAAATACTTTGTATGTGGGAAAGTATTTTCCGATTAAGAATATGTTTTCTAAGAGTCCGGGATAGTATCTCGGGTTGTAAGGGCCGTATAAACAAAATGAGAACACGTTCATTGTATAGTGGTTATATGACATGCTCCTTATAAATGAAATTCTTCTGTATGGACCTGCACATCTCGGTTATAGCCGATTTCAAGTCTGCGAATTCTGATATAGAAGTAATAGACTGGTGTTTGTCGGGACATGCATGGGCTATGAACCGTGCACAAGATTGTCCGAAGTATATCAATCCCACAACATGGAAAGATCTAAATTTTGATATGATACGCAAGTTTCAAAACGAGTATGATTCATTTCTTGCGACATTTGATGGATTTATAACCGGACATGTACCCGCATTCGCAATGATTTACGAAAAATACAATAAACCGGTGCTCATGATTAACACTTGTCGGTATGATTTGCCATTTTGCTTTACAAAAAATACTGTTATGCTAGAACAGTTTCATGAATGTCTAGAGCGTATGAAGAATCGGATACAGATTGTTTCCAATAACAGGGGCGATCAAGCATACACACTTGCAGGGACTATGATTCAACCTCTCTATAATCCGTCTCTATGTTTGTATACCAATGCAAGGTACATTCCCATTCGCGATACGTTCCTATGTTATAACGGTGACTCGGCAATACACCCACTTATTACACAAAAAAACAGCATAGAGTTGCCTTACCAGTGGCAATATATTACCTCATTCAAAGGAATTATATATTTTCCATACGAAATTAGTACAATGAGTATGTTTGAGCATTTTACAGCAGGATGTCCGATGTTTTTCCCTTCCAAAACATTCCTGAGGCAGTCCTGCACATTCCAGACAATTAGCATGTACTGGGGTGAACATATTCCCAATTCGCTCAAGGAATTTTCTAATCTAGATGTTTGGATAGAAAAGTCGGATATATACGATGTATTTCGCTCACCCAATACTTATTATTTTGATTCTATGGAACACTTATTTTTACTTTTAGAAACATTCCACTACATTGACGATGGTGAATTTCGGAGTCGTCATATTCAAACAACAAAGGAGAATTGGAAGGATATCATAAGAAACCTAATGTTTCCCAAGTATTCCAATACTGATTTATCTCAGAATCGTATTGCCGATCACGTCAACTCGTATTTCGGGATTACCATATTTCCTACGCGGGTGGATATGTTATCCTTGGTTCCAAAGCATGGGCGTTATGGGGAGATTGGTGTTTTCCAAGGAGAGTTTACTGACTCTATCTGCAGGGTTCTTCAACCGGTAAGTCTCGTCTTGTATGACCTTTTTACTGGAACGATGGGTTCGGGAGACCAAGACGGTAATACCTTCAGGTACTGTAATCTAGACGAGGTGTATGCGGGCATGTCTAACTTCGCATCCAAATACCCGAGCATGGTGCTTCGGAAGGGTGATAGTTCCACTCTTTTAGCTGCAGAAACCGATGGCTTTGATATGATCTACATTGACGGCGATAATTCGTATGAAGGATGTTCGAAGGATTTAGAGAGCGCATATCAGAAGATGAACCCCGGAGGCTGGATTATGGGGCATAACTACGAGATTAACTCCGAGAAGACGAACAATGTTTATCATTTTGGAGTGAAGCAGGCAGTTGACGGGTTTTGTGTCAAATACAATCAACGAGTCGTGGCAAAGGGTATGGATGGATGTGTGTCGTATGCGATTCAAGTTCGTAACACCGCATCCGATCTCGTTTGAGACCGTATGTGGGTTGTTTCCAACCACTTTTTGATTTCTAAATATCTAGTATAACGACCACCAAACAATAACGACCACCGTCTTTGCTGTTTAGTTGGAGTAAGCCAGGCCACCCATGCCGGACATCACGCGCAGCACGTTGTAGTTCACTGCATACACGCGCACTTGAGCAGTACGGCCAGTACGAACAGTGCTGACGGATACAGTGAGCTGCAGGGTTGCCTTGTCGATACGAGAGAAGTTGCAGGTGCCGCTTGGCTGATGCTCCTCGGGCTTCAGTGCGAAGGAATACACGTTGATACCCACAGAAGGGGTGCGGCTGTGGTGCTGGTAAGGCTGCACACGGTCAAAGTACCTTCCCTCACGCTCTGTGAACCTATCTTGGCCGTTCAGCTGGAGCTTGGCAACCTCTACAGGGTTCTTACCAGAGCACTTGACACCACTGTCCAGGATTACCTTGGCAAGGAGGTAGTTGGTAGTTGCTGCGAACACCTCATCAGAATCGTTTGGGTCGCCCCTGGTCTGGCTGTCGAGCCAAGATGCACCGGACAAAGAAGGACCAAAAGCAATACCAAAGCCTGGCAGGTATGGACCTGAAGGACCATCTGTACCAGTAGTAGGCACAGTGTTTGTTAGAGCGCCTCCGCCAAGAGAGCCACGTGCCAACACGTCCATAACGATACCCTCTGTGGTAAAGTCATCTGTGTAGTTGAATGGCTGGCATCCGTTCACTTCCTGGATGAAGGTCATGTTAGGAGAGCAATCTACAAAAGAGTCGCGCTGGACAACCCATATGAGTTCCTTCACGGGGTGGTTGAAGTTCAGCTGAATCTTGTTTGAGGAAGAGGTGATGCTCTCTGCGCCTGTGAACTGGAGCTGCTCAATCAGGTACTCATGGGTCTGCTGTGCGAACCTACGACGCTCCTCAGTATCAAGATACACATAGTCAATGTACAGAGATGCTGCAGTCAGGGACTGGATAGAGGTTGCTGGTGCGGTGCCAGCTGTCTGCTCGTAGTAACTGCAGTTGATCCACTGCTCGAACTCTACGTTGATACGCACCTCGTGGTACTGGAGAGCAATCAGAGGAATGGCCAGACCAGGGTTGCGACAGAACCAGAACTGAAGAGGGATGTACAGGGTCTTTGCGGGAGTGCCTGAACGAGGAGCACAGCTGTTTGTCAGTTCAGAACCTGCACAAGATGCATCGAGTGTATATCCGCGCTTATCCTTCATGAGGACAAGGTCATGAGTGTTTCCAATCATATCATCCAGAGCCTCAGTGGTTCCTGCGTCCTGGGTCAGCTGGGTCCAGATCTGCATCCAGTCACCATACTGCCTGTCGATACGCTGGCCACCAATCTCGAGCTCTACCACCTTAATAAGTCTGTGACCGATGTAACTCAACCACCTGAAACGATTCAGATTGGTGCTGCCTGCGACAAGGTCGACTGCAGGAAGAACAACCTGAACGTATGTGCGATACATAAGGTCTGCGTTACGGTTGATCACTGCGGTTACACGCTTGTTAAAGTCTGCTTGGCCGTTGAAGGTGACCTCAATGGACTCCATTGCGAAGTTGGTGTGTCGCTTGTACAACACCTTCCAGAAGGTAATCTGGGGATTACCAGAGATATAAATATCCTGTGCGCCGTAACTGACAAGCTGTAGAAGACCGCCACCCATTGTTTGATAGACGGCAATATTATTTTTTTCACCGCGCAAAATGGCGCAAACATACAGATTGATACGTTTCTGTTCCTCCTACATCAATTTGACCCTGTCTATGCTCTGGGATCTTCGTATACCGAGTATAGGATGCACTTTGAGAGCAAACAGCACATAGCGCGGCGAGCTTCGTGACACTAGTGGCAAGAGGAATACAGTCCAAAAGCTCTCGAAAAGGTTCTCTACGTGCATCACCGTCTAATCCTACTAAGACAACATCAATCCCAATTCCTATCATGTACTCACAAAATACAACTAACCCTGTAAAAAAATGAGCCTCATCCACGACAACACAGTCAGCTTGAAGCATAAAACGATTGGGTGTTAATGGAACGCGGGCATCCCATACAATGCATGGGAATGTCTTTTTATCATGAGTACTTATTTCTGCCTTGTCCGAATATCGATTGTCTTGCAGAGGTTTTACCGCAAGAGCCTTATTCGCTTGGCAATACGAAACAGCATAGGAAGTTTTTCCAGAAAACATCGGACCTAGAACAATCCGGAGAGACATTGTGCTTCTATAGCTTACATCTTGAAAGCATGATATACAAAAATGGAGGTTGCACTGATTGTATGTGCCTCTTTGTCTTTTGTTTGCGTAGGTGTTTATTTCATTAAAAGCGCATGTTTTCCTCGTCCTGGACTAAAAGTGTCCCGTTCCAACAAAGACCTTGAGAATTTGGCTACTCAAGAATCATACGGGGAACAATGTGCATAGCCTCTAGTTCTTGAACCCATAGTTTCATCGCATAGGGGATCGTCTTGTTAATAAACTCTGTCTTGTTCCCACATGTACCACATGCGTAGATAGATTCTTCCTCATTCATGATCGCGAGTGTTCCACAGGTCTTACAAATACCCGTGGGAAAGGGATCTGACACATCCATCAATCGTTCCTTTGTGAATGCTGCAGCACCGTGACTCAGTAGACAATCACGCTCCATCTCACCTACACGCAATCCTCCATCGCGACTACGGCCTTCGCACGGTTGACGGGTTAGACTAACGATTGGTCCCTTGGCGCGAGAATGTTGCTTATCAATCACCATATGCTTCAGTCTCTGGTAGAACGTTGGCCCCATAAAGATCTCTGCTTCCATCATCTCTCCAGTCTGCCCATTGTATAGAATTTCATTTCCGTACGGATGAAGTCCTAGTTCCAACATGTGTTTCTTCAAGTCCTCCACCTTGAGATGACTGTACGGTGTTCCATCTCCCAATGTTCCTTTCTGAACACCGATCTTTCCAAAGATATTCTCCATAAGCTGTGCGATAGTCATACGAGACGGAACCGCATGGGGATTCATTATAAGGTCGGGTCGAAGTCCCGAGGCAGTGAAAGGCATATCCTCTTCTTCCAACATCATACCTACAGTTCCTTTCTGCCCATGTCTAGAACTGAATTTGTCTCCAATCTGGGGAACACGTTCTGAGACAACACGAACCTTAACAAATGGATATCCGTCACTATTCTTATCTTGCCACACACCATCAATCCTACAGGGTTCTGTATTCTTATGAGTCGTCGATGCGTCTCTGTATGCGTATCCTGCTGGATCATTACGAAGATTGACAACCTTTCCAATGACAACATCGTTCTCCTGAAGAGTAGCATGTAGAAGAGGGATGCCATTCTCACCCACTGCGTTATAGGATGTATTCTTGAACTTACGAGTATTGTGCTTCATGGGCTTCATAAATTTCTCCTCACGTCCAGATGTGACATTCCTATGTTCCTCATCTTTGTACATCGTGTAGTACAGTCCCCGCATAAACCCGCGACGTACTGCACTCTTGTTCATGATAATAGAATCCTCTTGGTTATACCCTCCGTAGCAAGCAATCGCAACAATAGTATTCATCCCATATGGCATCTCGTGCATCTTGAGAATGTTCATGGCACGCGTCTCCACCAATGGACGTGTAAGACTACACAAGAGATATCCATTCTTATCCAATCGCTTATCATAGTTACCCGCATAGACACACATTGCTTGTTTTCCCATCGCAGATTGGTATGTGTTTCTGGGCGACTGGTTGTGATCCGAGAGTGGAATAGAGCTGGCCATGTGACCAACAATCAGACTCGGGTGGATCTCATAATGTGTATGATAGGGAGTGACCGCCTCCTTGGATGTTGCGATACGTAATGTCTCTGTCTCAGACGCATCTACAAACTCAATACACGTCTTCATCCATGTTGTCCAGTCTACATTGCTCGTTGGCCATGCACAACCGGTTCGGAAAACCGGGCGAACCAAACGACCAGCGTCTGTTTCGATAACAATCGTGTTCAGAAGTGTGTACCATCCGATAGATACATGAGGATGAATACGGAAGGAATGTTTTGCATTTCTGAGGTTTCGTACTAGAACCTCGGGTGAGTTGGTATACCCCAGAATCACTCCATTGAGAGTGACGGCAGTTCCAGTATAGACGATAGATTTCTCAATCCATGTCAATGTATCCTGCTCCCGTAGAAAGTGTACCAGAGTGCTACTAGGAATATGTTGACTAATGCTCGTGAGGAGACTCATATTCTTCACAATGCCCACCGAATGACCTTCAGGTGTCTCTACCGGACATACAAACCCCCAACTTGTTCCGTGAAGTTTACGAGGTGCCAACAACTTACCCGACTTCTCTACAGGCGTCTGAATACGTCTCAAGTGACTTAGTGTGCTTGTATACGACATACGCGCAAGAACCTGTGATACGCCCACCTTTGTTGCGTTGGACAAAGATGTTGAACTACTGGTTCCCAGTCCTTGGACTGTAAAGTTTCCTGTCGCAAGTGCCTGTTTTAACTTTCCTTCAATTGTAGTGAGTTTCAATATCTTGAAGAGGTTATTGATATTGAGAATGTCCATAGGTTTAGGACCATCCTCGCCCTTTTTCCAGTTGTCATTGTTCACTTCTTGTACGAACTCATTTCGTGTATCATTACAGACCTTCTGAAAGAGCTGTCGGAACAAATGTGTCAGGAGTGCACCCGTTGTCACAACACGCTTATTTGGATAGGCGTCACGATCATCTAGAGGAATGGATCCTTTGCCTGTCAGAACGACTCGACGAATCATACTTGCGGTGATAATACACTTCCTAGAATTATGAATCTCTAGACTAGCATTCTCTCCTGCGAAGCGCACGTGGGGGAGGTACTCACTGACTAGTAACTGACGCACATAGGCGCTTTTGTCTTCTAGATTGGTTCCATACTGTAGATGATTCGTTAGAAAGGTAATGGCTTGTTCTTGCGAGAAGATACCAATCTCAGCACAGTCTCGAAAGCTTGCCGCTAGGAGCTCAACATACGGGGAATCTAGAGATCCCCATACTAGAGTAGCAATGTCGCTATCGTTCGTAACTCCAAGTGCTCGGAAGAAGACCATAACCGGGATATCCTCGCGGAATCTCGGCACACACGCTAGCAACGGATATCCATACCCGTTAAATTTCGCAGACAGACGAACCTCTAGTTTCTTGGGTGGAAGTGTGAAACTCTCGTGGAGAGACTTTATCTCTGCTGAATACGAGTACTTTGAGTTCGTCTTCTTGGTCTGGAATACCATGACACGGTTATCGGCAACCTTCTCTTGACAGAGAATGGTTCTCTCAGAACCGTGAATGATAAAGTATCCTAATGGATCGTGTCCGCATTCTCCATACTGCTCAAGACTCAATGGATAGTCTTTCAATAAACACAATGTACTTCCAAGCATGACAGGCAGTTTTCCCAAGGATATTCCTTCAAAGACACGAACCTCTTCGTCATAGGTCTCATACTTGTCGCCCTTGTATGTTCTGGCAAGAAAGCGGACATCTGCATACATCTGAGACGCATAGGTAAAGTTTCGCACGCGTGCCTCCATAGGAAGCATAGGCTTGACTCTTCCGGTTGCTTCCTGAATGCGTGGCTTCATGTATGTAACCTTTTCAAACGATAACTTGAACTCATACTTAAACTTCTTTAGCTCTACGTTCTGCTCATGCCACACCGTGATAGGCGGTGTCGATTGGATGATGAGAGGGATCTTGTTACGAACAAAGTCCTCATAGGAATCGACTTGATGCTCAACGAGTCTGCGAACTCCATTTGCGAAATATGATTTTACTGCGTCCCACTCTGCCATGGTATATGAATGATGTCACCCACCTGTAAATAAACTCTGTCCGTTTTGAGTAATGGACGAGTCGGGTGGGGGGAAGAAAATCAAGGTAGTCCGTGTTGGTGATACTGCACCTCCAGAAAAAGTAATGACGGGTACGTCTGTACGTAAGACTGCGGCTAAGAAATCATCTGCGTATAAAAAGCCCAAGTTTGGTATTCTAAAGGGAGGAAAGACTGCTAGAAACAAGCCACGATTTGAAGCAGTTCGAGATCCTGCAAAGTCGCCTCCAATGAAGAAATCATTGAGGATTCTGACAAATAAGGGACAGACACTTCGCCGTAGGAGGATTGTTGACCATTCCTCCAAAACATCTCTTTCTACCATGCGTCATACCCTACGTCGGCATGGATTACCAGTGAAGGATTCTACACCTGATACGTTGGTGAGGAAGATATATGAAGACGCTCAAGAGGCGGGTATGATTTCTTCCTGATAGACAATGACAAGTTTATGGGGTCCATTGGGATGGATGACCCTCCATTCTACGGCATGTGCGTATTCGGAGACTCCATCCAATGAAGAGAAACAGGCTATGCACATGTGGTTAGACGCATTTCGAGACACAATAACATGTCCAACCTGTAAGGCACATTTCACAACCACATTGGCAAATTATCGGGTACAGTTTCCTACTGTACTTCAGAGTCGCCATGACTTTGTTATCTTCACGTTTCGAGCACATAACTCTGTGAACCGTCGTTTGCGGAAACCTGTCTATAACTCTGTGGAAGAGTGTATGAACGTACTACGAAACAACGTGCGAATGACAAGTGCGAAACAATACAGGGATGCGTACATCAACCATATTGTACGGTTTTGGCGGACGTTTCAAGACATTTCTGGTATCGTTGCCTTGAAGAAAATACAA